CTACAAGACCGGCAAGTCAGCCAAGTACGCGGACACCGCGCAGTTGGAACTCATGGCGCTGATGGTCTTCAAGCACTTTCCTGCAGTGCGCCGGGTCAAGGCAGGCCTGCTCTTCGTTGTAGCGAATGACTTCAAGCGGGCCGAGTACGACAAGACTCAGGAGAAGAACTACTGGCGCACATGGATGCAGGACATCCACCGCCTGGAGACCGCGTACAAAACCGGGGTGTGGAACCCAAACCCGTCAGGACTGTGCCGTAAGCACTGCGTGGTAGTATCTTGCCCACACAACGGAGTGAACAAATGAGTAAATGGGTGCAGTTAGAACTTGATTTTGGAGAGCAAACATGCCCTACAAAGACCCCGACGATAGGGACCATCGTAAAGAGTACGCTGACTTCCTCGCAAAAGGAGGCAGAGCAAAGCAGTCCGAGCGACAGCGTGCACGCCGTGCCTGGGACAAGGAACACGGTAAGGATTCTCGAAAGGGAAAAGCCCTTGATCATGTGACACCGATCAAGGACGGGGGCAAGAGCACCCCGGGTAACGTGAAGCTCAAGAGCTTCAGCGCAAACAGCGCAAAGAATTTCAAAGGCCCGCGCTCAGGCGGGCGTTGACGTGTAGCCCCGCTGGGGCTATGCTTGTTCCCCCGGCTCGACCGGGATTCGTGGCTCGGTGGGATCTCCCTATCGAGCCGTTCTGCCATCTGCACTAGGTGATAAAAATGACACAAATGAAGAACGTCATGATAGACATTGAGACGCTTGGAACGCGCCCAGGGGATACGATCTTGTCAATCGGTGCTGTGAAATTCACAGCCGAAGAAGGTATCACTGAAGAGTTCTATGTAACCATCGATCCAGAAACCAGCAAGGCTGCGGGTTTGCGTGCGCAGAAGAGCACGTTGGAGTGGTGGGAGAAGCAATCTCCCGAGGCCCGCGCCGCTGCGTTCAAGGGTGAGGTGAGCCTCAACGTTGCCCTGACCAAGCTGACGATGTGGATGCCCCCGCTGGACAGCGTGCTGGTGTGGGGTAACGGAGCGAACTTTGACAATACGCTGGTGGCTGCGGCGTACCGGGCCATGAAGATGGACGTGCCTTGGCACTACTGGAACGACAGGTGCTATCGCACCATTGCCAATATGTTCCTGAAGACCCGCGTGGAGCGAGTAGGCACCGGACACCATGCGCTTGACGACGCCAAGACACAGACCTTGCGCCTGCTGAAGATGCAAGAAGAAGCCAAGTTCACGCTGAAGTGAGGTAAGTCATGAAGAAAGACGAACTGATGGATCTGTGCGACGAGTTGTGTTTGGTACTAAATACAGCCGATATAACGAACGAGGAGGCGGTTGAACTAGCATTAAACTTTTTTGGGACAGTACTCGTAACTTCTAAAGTGCCAATCCACAGCGCGATAAGCGGCGTCATGCAATACTACAAAATGCACCATGCAGATCGTTGAAAACAAAGCTCTGCTGCTCAAGCTCAAGCACCCCGAGCGGGTGCTGAACACCATCCCGAAAAGCAAACGCTTGGACGATGGGCAGGTGCTGGTGCGGTGGGGGCTTGAGGAAGCTCAGGTGCTGAAGAACCTCGGTGTTCGGTCGGTGCCTTCTCCCATCGAGCGCAGGTACAAGTGGCCTGGGCTGTTCAAGCCCTTCGAACACCAGAAAGACACCGCGTCCTTTCTCACCATGCACCGCAGGGGCTTTTGCTTTAACGACCCGGGCACGGGCAAGACCGCATCCTTTGCCTGGGCTGCCGACTACCTGCTGGACAAGAAGTACATCAGCCGTGTGCTGGTGATCTGCCCGCTGTCGATCATGAACTCGGCGTGGAGGGCAGACCTGTTCAAGACGCTGATGCACCGCAGGGTGGATGTGGCCCACGGCAGTCGGGACAAGCGGGCCAAGGTGATCAAGTCCGACGCTGAGTTTGTCATCATCAACTTCGATGGTGTGGAGACGGTGCTCGATGAACTCAGGGCAGGTGGGTTTGACCTTGTGATTATTGATGAAGCAAATGCGGTGAAGACCGCTACGACGAAAAGATGGAAAGCGATCAACTCATTACTGACTCCCAACACATGGCTGTGGATGGCAACAGGGACACCAGCATCTCAGTCCCCGACAGACGCATACGGTTTGGCCCGTATGTTGAACCCTTCCTCCGTGCCTCCGTACTTCTATTCCTTCAGGGATACAGTCATGTACAAGGCAACGCAATTCAAATGGAGCGCAAAGAAAAACGCAGCAGAGATCGTCAACAAGGTGCTGCAACCCGCCATACGCTACACCAAGGATGAGTGCCTGGACCTGCCTGAGCTTCTGTACACGACACGTGAGGTAGACCTGACCCCGCAGCAGTCGAAGTATTACAAGATGCTCAAGGACCAGTTCATCATGGCAGCGGCAGGGGAGACGGTCACCTCGGTCAACGCAGCGACCAACCTGAATAAACTTCTTCAAGTGGCAAGTGGCGCGGTGTATACAGACGACGGCAACACCGTCGAGTTCGACATCACGCATCGGTACAACGTGCTGGTGGAAGCCATCGATGAGAGCACCCACAAGGTGCTGGTCTTCGTCCCGTTCCGCCATGCCATCGAGGTTCTGCGCGACAGGCTGCGCAAGGATGGGTACGCAGTGGAGGTAATTCACGGGGGTGTCTCAGTGACCCGCCGCACAGAGATCTTCCAAGCGTTCCAGACCGAGCCCGAGCCGCGCATCCTCCTCATACAGCCTGCGGCTGCATCGCATGGCGTCACCCTGCACGCTGCCAACACAGTGGTGTGGTGGGGCCCCACCACCTCAAACGAGATCTGGCATCAAGCCAATGCACGGGTGCACCGTGCAGGCCAGAAGAACCCCTGTCTCGTGGTCAGGCTTTGCGGCTGCAACGTCGAGCGCAAGCTCTACTCTGCCCTGGACCTGAAGACCGAAGACATGGACTCCCTTCTCAATTTGTACAAGGAGGAGCTTGACGTTTGAAAAGTTGCGAAGTAAACTCTGGTTTCCCTCACTAGGAGCACAACATGGACGAGCAAGAAGAACTGCCGCCAACCAAGACTCTGGTCAAGGCGTACATCAAGATGCGCGATGCCCGCACGGCGCTGAGCGCAGAGTTTGAGGCGAAGGACAAGGACCTCAAAGAGCAAATGCGGGTGGTTGAAAACTACCTGCAGGAAGCCTGCAAACGCGCAGGCGGCAACGTCAGCATCCCTGGTGTTGGCGTGGTCATTCGCGGCGTGGACACACGCTACTGGACTTCCGACTGGGAGTCTATGCACAACTTCATCAAGGAGAACAACGCACTAGAACTGCTTGAACGACGCATAGCACAACGCGCTATGGGGGAATTCTTGAAAACCAATCCTGACAAAATGCCTAAGGGTATGAACGTCGAATCGAAGTACACAGTGACCGTAAGGAGGTCTTAAATCATGTCTGAACTCACACTTTTCCAATCTGGCAGCGCTCTTCCTGCGCATCTTCGTCGCGGTGAACTCAGCGGGCTGACCAAGTCCCTGATGGGTGGCGGCAGCAGCAAGCGCATCAGCGTTGAAGGCAGTGTCTTCCGCATGCTGGTCGGTGGTAAGGAGGTTGCGGTCAACGAAGACCGTGCCATGCAGATGATCATCGTCCGTGCTGCTGAAGGCAACTCCCGCACCTACTACGGCGGGCAGTACGAGAAGGGCGTCAAGGCCCGTCCGAAGTGCTGGTCCGACGACAGCGTCAAGCCGCACGATAAGGTGCAGAACCCGCAGCACAAGTCCTGCACGGGCTGCCCGCAGGATATCAAGGGCTCTGGTCAGGGTGACTCCAAGGCGTGCCGTTACAGCCGTCGTCTGGCAGTGCTGCTGTCCTCTGATATTCAGGGTGATATCTACGCCATGAACATCAACGCATCCAGCCTGTTCGCGCAGGGCGAGGGGCGCAAGATGGGCCTGCAACAGTACGCACGGTTCCTCGGTGGTCACGGTATCGAGGTCAACGCTGTGGTGACTGAGATGCGCTTCGACACGACCGGCCCGATGAAGCTGGTGTTCAGCGCTGTGCGTCCTCTGGAGGAGGATGAGTGGAAGCTGGTGCAGTCGCGCATGGATGAGCAGGCTGCGATCGACGCAGTGACCATGACCATTGCTGACATCGATGGTGTGGAAGAGGCCCCCGCAGCACCTGCGGAATCCCCGGTGTTCATCCAGCCACGCGCTGCGGCTCCGGCACCTGCCGCTGAGTTCAAGGTGGACAAGCCCAAGGCCAAGGCCAAGGTGGTTGAGGAGGTCGAGGAGCCCGTGGTGCGGGAGACGAAGACACCGGCACCGCCGAACGTCAAGTCCATCCTGTCCGACTGGGGTGATGACGCGGACGACTGAGTAGGAACGGGGGCTACGGCCCCCGCTTTC